ATTGTTTTAATTTAAACATATTTGTTTCAATTTTATTTAAGTAATGGGAAACGGATTATCTACCATAGAATATATTGGATTTGAAGAAATGCAAACGGCTATCTCTTCTGGAAAGTCAATTATTATAAACACTCTACCTATCACTGATCAACATTGTTTGATTAGTGGAACTATTCTTGCTTCAGAAGAAGAAACTCAAATAAATGATTTGTTAGTTACTAACAAAAAAATACAAGTTGTTGTGTATGGAAAGAATTGTTATGATAAAGGAGTTCTTAAAAAAGCAAATCAACTCAAAACGCTTGGATTTGAAACAGTATGTATTTATGGAGGCGGATTATTTGAATGGCTTTTATTACAAGACGTTTACGGTAAAACCGAATTTAGAACAACCACTGGAACAAAAAATATAGATTTACTTAAATATAAATGATTTTGTTAGTATTATGCAATAATAATGCCTTGATTTGACAAGGCATCCGCCTTTTTATTTAAATGCCTATACACATGTTCAAATTGAACTGATCCGATTTGCTGTATCAATTCAATTGCTTCAGAATACATTGGTTTCAATGATTCCGACTTTACTTTATATTCTCCCTTTAGTTGACGAATGATAAGTTGACTATCTCCTCGAACTAACAAATGACCAATCCCTAAATCAACTGATTTTCTCAATCCAATTAAAAGTCCAGTATATTCAGCTTCGTTGTTAGTGCAATGATTGCCAACAAAATGAGCTTTAGACCACACCTCTACTAATTGTTCGTCATATATTACAGCTCCCGCTCCAGACATCCCGGGATTTCCTTTACTACAACCGTCAAAATAAAGTGTGTGCATTATTTGTTTGTTAGTTTCAATACGAGTAGAAATCACTTCAATTTTATTACTTTATTTTATTTTTCGTGTTTTGATTTTAATACATCTACCAGTCGCCGGATTTATTTCTTTTCCAGCCGGACATGTTTTTGCTGGTTTTATTTCAACCTTTTGTTTGATTGTTTTAGTCTGTGTTTTTATTTTAATGCATCTACCAGTCGCCGGATTTATTTCTTTTCCGGCCGGACATGTTTTTATTTCAACTTTTTGTTTAACTGGTTTGGGCTTTATTTCCGTTTCTTTTTGTATCCTCACTTTTTGTGTCTTTATTTTAATGCATCTACCCGTGGCTGGATTTATTTCTTTCCCTTCCGGACATGGTTTTGTTTGTGGTAGCGGCAGTGGTTGAACATTTCTACTGTTACTGAGTGATCGAGATTGTTCAGAAATTTTAAACTTATCATATGCTTCATACAATTTTCTTTTATAAACTAATTTTATAAATTCATCGGTTAGCTTAATGTTTTTGGGCAACTGTTTACCAACTTCAGATAACATTCTTTGTGTTTCTATAAAATCATTTTTTAAATAAGATGGGTCGGTAGACAAATTTATTTCTAAATCAATTAAATTTGCAATAATCTTTCTAAGATTATATCTATCAGTTCGAGAAAAAGTTTTTAATTTTTGAATTGTAATTCCCATGTTAAAAAATGCTGAAAAATATTTATTTATTTTTTCATTGACAAAAACGGCATATCCTCTTATTACTTCTTTTAAATAATTTGATTTTTTTATATTGTCCATTTTTTTCAAAATAACATATATATAATTTAATAATTCGGAACTTGGAATTTCTGGATTTTTTAAAGACAATTCAGTAAAAAATAAACTCCAAGCTGCACAATATCCACTAGGTTCTACATCAGCTATTTTAGCAAGTGTGCTCCAAGATTCCAAATTTTGCAATCCATCTATTCGAGGACAAACTTCATTTGAATTTATAAAATTTACTTCTGGATGTTTTATTATTCTTAATTTTTTGTTCAATTCAAAAACAAAAACTTTCAACCATCTTTCAATTGTTCTATTATGATTATTCATTGGGTTCATTGTGTTATAGTACCTTCCATGTGGTTCAAAATGTTCTATTTGATTGAATCTTTTACGGTAAATTAATACATTTGCATGGCCAACCGACGATGGTAAACGTAACTGAATTGGTATGATTATTATTTTAGATTCAACATTTATAACGCAATCAACTAACGATTTAGTTAAAATGTCAAAATGTCTCATTATTTCTTCATTTTCAACTGGAGTATAATCATCTTTAATTCTAATAGAGATTCCTAATGCTCGTCCCCCGTTTTTATCATGAAGAAAACAATTGCTTTTATATTTTTTAAAAAGGTATAAATAAAACATTGCTTCCACCTCATCTGAGCCAAAAAAATGCAATACTTTTTCAGAACCAACTTTATTTAATTCTTTTAATTTATCATCTATTTTTTTGAATGATTTTATATTTTTTTCAGTTTGCTTATAAGGAATAGGTAACTTAATTTTTGGTTCCATTATATAATTGTATTTATAAAAAAAGAGAATGTTAGAATTTCATATTTGTATTTCATATTTGTATCGCATATTTGTATTGCATATTTACATCGGGCTTTTGGAGTTGAATAACTTGTTCATATTCACGACCTCTGGTTTAACAAGTTCCGTTGTAAACAATTTTCTGATTTTATCATCATCTCTAAATCGAATGCTATATTCTTGTTGAATGTTGTTTCGGCCAATTCGTCCCATTGCTTGAATAATCTTTTCTTGTGTTAGACACAAATCTTTGCTTATGTATCCATGGCAGAATTGATAGTTTGTTCCATAAATGTAATCACTCGATGCAATAATCATATACAGTTTTTGATTGTCCGCCATTATCTTCATTATTTCCGTGTATGCTGGATTTGGATGAATTGTAAATACTCCTATTCCTAGTAATAGCAAGATTTTCCAACTGTCATCAACTCCCGTTAAAGACATGATTTGAACCACTGTACTTTCATCCACACAACTTGTGAATGCATTCGGCACAACATGTGTAGTCGCCCATTTCGCAATATGCATCAACTTATTTGGTACAAATGTTTCATTTAAAGATACCAGCTTGATCAATGATTGATATTGAACCAATGTTTCACCCAGAGTCTTCAATTCGGATTTTTTAGTATCGCTTTCTTCCTTATCGGAAGACTTCTTTTTTTCATTTGAATCTGAATTTTTAGATTGTTTAGATGAGCTGTCATCTTTCTTCTTACCAACTCCACTATCTTGCAAGACCGCAATTTGTCTTTCTAGTTCATCCATCTCAACAATTATTTTGTTATTAAAATCAATCTTTTCCATAATTCCATTCATAACACACGCGGGTATATTTGCTTGCTGAATATAGAATCTCGCAATTTTATCCACATCGTGTGCAATAAATATGGTTGGCCCATCTGTTAGAGTATATGCATCTTTGGTTGTCACATAAACGGCCGAGTTTCCATCTTCTTTGGGTGTTTCTGCCTTTGCCGACACTGGAACGCAGACACTCGACGACCTCGCCAATGGCTGACCGCTCTTATTTGCACTTGTTACTCCAGGTCCAATACTTGACGACTTTTGAATTACATTTCCCATTGGATCAATTCGATTATTGGGTTCAATTCGTTTCATACGAGTTGCCACCATATGTTCTCTGACTCTTTCCCAAATATCGGGTCCCATTTCTTTTAGTACTCGCAAGTAATGGCATTTAATGGATTGCATAGTAATATCGTCGATTGTTGTAAAATGTCGTGATATTTGAATTGCTAAGGGCAAGAGGTCATCCGCAAAATGTATTAGTTTAGATGTTTCCATTAAATCATAATATCGCATCAACGTCATATAGTTTTCACAATGTTCAACAATTGTCTGCAATTCGGAATAAGATGATGCAAGATAATGAGGCATTTCAACATATCCAAATCGGTTTATAATGGGGATTGATTTTCTGCAATCATGACTGACAATGTTGAAGATAGTCGCATCTGGAAATTTATCTTTGAAATCAGAAATGGTTTCTGTTAATTCATGTTGTTTGGGCAATGTGGCCGAAGACAGCACCATATTCTGAATCAAGTTTTCATCCCAGTTGCGTTTGATAATCTCGTGAAATGGATGAGTATCATAATCCATGGTGATAGTCGGTTCATCCCAATACGTGATGATTTGTTTCGCGTCATTAAATGCCAACATGTAGTGCATTGCGGGAAGATACGATCGAATGTCGCAAATCATAATCTCTACATAATTACCGACCGTATTATCTACCTTGAATATTCCACCCGTTTTTATATTTTTGGTGTATTTTTTGGCAGAGAAGTAATGAAGACGAATATTGTCCGCACTATTGCATCCAAATGCAAACGCAATACGTTTATTAATCGAAATTGCGGCGCGAGCAAGAGCTAATCCAACATGTCTTGCTGCACACACAAATATAATTCGATGCTCTTGGGATAACGCAAGCGGAGTTAGTGTTTTTCCCGTACCGGTGGGTGCAATGTAGAGGACCAATTTGGGGCTCACGTTTTTGGAAGAAGTAATAATTTGTTTTTGATGAGAATAGAGTTCCATATCTGCATATTTCAGCAGTTGAGTGTTGCGTTCAATGTATTCACATGAGTTGGCAATAAGGTGTTTCATATCAATTTCATCTTCAAACTGGGTCAAGATGGTGTTGACAATGGTGCGAATGTTTGTATTGATAAGAGGGACATTATTTCGAATCAGTTTATAAAGTGTGAAATAGTGAAATGTCCAACGGCTGTTTTGCGCATGTTTGAATCGCAACAACTGCTCAATGTGTTCGATCAACACGAGCTCATAGACATTGGCTGCAACTAATTTGTCATAGGTGGTTTTTTCCATACGAATCTTGTCTGCGGTTTTAATGGCAATTGATTTGGCACTTATTTCGAGCTGAATAAAGGGGGCATTGTATTTTTTGGAGATTTCATTAATTTTGGTCTTGAGAAATTGACTGTAAATGTAATTTTCCAGCATAGTAGAATATTCTATTTTCAAATGAGTGAAAATAGAATTGCAACTGTTCAACTTAATGTTCACATTAGAATAACCATTGACGATTAAACTGAGTACATTCATTTCTTTTTCAGATACGGGGACCTCAGCGGCATCCCACTCTTTCTTGGTTAATTTATCTTGAGAGAAGTCCATTGTTATAAGTAGTTTGTTAAAGTCTGTTTAAATTGGTATGAGTAATGTTATTTTGAATAAAAAAATTTATTTCAATTTATTTTGCTTTTTTACTACTAATTAAATTGGACAACAATTTCGACTTCCTCTTTCTTAATGCTTTTGGTTGCCGAAATAGATAACTCTTCTCGTTTCTTTCTTGTTTTGGAATGATCTGTTAGTTCCTTTCTTTTAGATGTGCTATTTCGAGAGTTCATATCATCTTCGATATCGTCATAGTGTTCATCGATATATTCAATAATGCGATTTTCTAACGCCCATTTAAAAAAGTTTAGTTGACCAATGGTTGTTTCAATAAACGTATCATTCTTATAAGGAATGCTAATTCGGTCCCATCTACAAAAGGGATCAAATCGACGCTTGCTGTATGCCTTTAGTTTTAGCTTATAATCCACA